GAACCCATATTGATTCTTTACCTGCAACTTTTATTGCAGAACCACCAACTTGAGCTACTCCATCTCCATTAGGTGCAATATTTATGTTTCCATCTGTTCCATCTGTTATTGTAATTGTCCCTGAGTTAGTTCCAGAGTTTGTATCTAAAACAAGGTCGTGCGCACCACTTGTTGTCAAAGTTGCTGCAGCTGCACCTGTACCTATTCTAGTTTCTCCTGAACCTTTTGGTTTAATATGAACATCAACGTTAGTTTCTCCACTTGCGCCTATGATTGGTGGATTACCTGTTGCAGCGTTAGTTATTTCTAATTCATTAACTGCTGAAGATGTTGTTTGAAATATTACTTGTTCGTTTCCGTTTGCATCTGCAATAAAACCTGCATCTGCAATCTTTGGAGCTGTTAAAGTTTTATTTGTTAAAGTGTCTGTTGATGAAGCAGTTATAAATCCACAATCATCAATATCTGGGTTAGTTCCATCATTAGCAGTTGCATAAACTAATTTAACTGCTCCTGGAGAAATAGTTACACTGTCTCCTGAACCTGATACGTATTTAAATACTACGTTCTGTGATCCACTTGTTGAATTTTTTAAAACATAAAATTGTTGAACATCTTTTGGAATAGTAACATTTCTTGATCCTGATAATGTTCCTGTAAATTCTATAATCCTGTGTGCAAGAGTTGCTCCAGTTCCACCATCAGTAACTGAAAGATCTGTATCTCCTGAATCCGATACAGCTTGTGTGGTAAAACCACCTGAGATTTGTTCTACTATCTCTAAATTAGTATTTGTTTTTGTTCCCCATGTACCGGCATTTTCGCCAGTTGCTTGAAGTTCTACACCTAAAGGTGAAAATGTTGAAGCCATATTTTTCTCCTATGCGACGTCACTATATGTTATATTTGTACCTGTTGCAACGTTAGAATACGAGATATTTGAACCTGTGTCAACAGCTTGATATGCTTGTATTCCAAAACCAGTTGAAACACCAAACCCTGCTACAGAAGAAGTTACAGATTGACCCGTTAATCCCATAACATCTGCTGGTGCTATTGATCCCACACTAAATGTTGTTGAAACACCTGTTAATCCCATAACATCCGCTGGAGTTATCGATCCAACGCTAGATGTTGCAGAAACTCCAGTCAAATCTACAAGTGGATTACTATTTGTGCTTACAGTTCCAAGTGATGTTGTTGCAGAAACTCCAGTTAATCCCATCACGTCAGCTGGTGATATGGAGCCCACAGCAGAGGTTGCAGAAACTCCTGTTACTCCCATTACATCGGCAGGTGATATTGAACCAACACTTAAACTTGATGATATCCCTGTTAAAGAAAATTCAACACTACCAATTATTGTGGGTGATCCAACACTTGAAGTTGCGGAGACACCTGTTAATCCCATTACATCTGAGACATTTAAAACAAATTGTCCCCAACCTTGTTCTTGACCCCAAGCACCATCACCAAAACTAGATCCAACACTAACACCAGATGTTATTGCATCAGGAGCTGTTAATGAAACTATCTCATCACTTACATCACCCCATGTTGATGCAGCATCATTATAAGGGTCTGCACCCCAACCTTGTGTAATTGGGTCTTGTGTTCCCCAACGTCCTTCGTTCCAGGTTGTGCCTGATTGATTCCAAGTATTGGGCATAAGGATCTACCTCCTTATGCTAGTCTTATGATAGCGTTTGTAGCGTCTGCCGTTGGAAATTGAATTGTAAAAGTTCCACTGGTTACAGTTTTATCTGAGCCAAATGCAATAACTGCGACTGCTTTATTTGATTGTGATGAATTATAAATTAATGCACCATTAGCTGTAAAAGATGCATCTGTAAAACTTACGTCAGTAAAATCACAAACAGCTGTTGTGCTGTCAGTTGTAGGTGTGATACTTGTAAGCGTAGCACCTCCAGAAGTATACGCTGTTCCCGAAGAGTTGGTAATTTCGTTTGAAGTTGAGAAAGCTGTTGTGCCAGCGCCTAGTGTCGCTGAACTTGTAAATAATGCTATTTTAAAAGTATTTCCAGTTGTAGCCGTAAAGTTGTGTGTTCCAACTAAAAGCTCTTGTTTAAAACTTGTGCATATTGCCGATGTTATTGCCATAATTTTCTCCTACGGGTTTACTGAGTTTACTGGTATTCGAACAGTGCCATCTGTGTAGTCATCTCTTCGTCTTCTACCAACTTGCTCGTTAGCAAACTTTTGCACCTCAGTTTTATACTTGTTTTCGTATAGTGTCAACATATCTATCGGACCTTTTAAGAATCCATATGCCTCTGATAAACAGCAATATAATAGCCCATTTGGAAAGTTAAGACTGATATAATTAGTGTCATCATTTTCTAACAATGCAGGCATAAAATTAAAATGTATCCTAAATTTATATGCTTGGTCTGGAGTAGGAGCTAAAGCTATACGTCCTGAAGTAGTATCAGATTCTCCTGTTGCTCCACCATACATGGCATAATATTTAGGTTTACCTCTTTTTGCAGACTCAGTAGAGGGCACATATTCTTGTAAATACGTATAATCTTTTTTTTCTAAATAACTGTTTGAACCTGTCACAGCTGATGTAGAATCGTAAACTTGTATGCTTCTTACAAATAAACACCCTGCTGGAGCATTTACTTGGTCTTGACCTGCCACA